ATATAAGAATCCGCCATAGTACATGAGCAAGAATGTCGGTTCAAGGACTGCGAGCTCCTTATCTTCCGGACGAAGGCCAAAGAAAGTTGACTCCGAGCGGCATGTTCACCTCCTCTTGGTGTCCGCAAGCCGGGCACGACGTCTCCTGCTTCATCTCGATACCAGGCTCACTGTCCTTGATGTAGTTTCTCAAGGCGAGAGAATCGCGCGCAGGCATTACCTTCACGAAGGACGCGATCTTGGCTCTGTCTTCCACGCCATCAATCGAGACAATTGAGTACATCAGGTTCGTGGTCACGTTAGACTCAGAAGAGAGGCCGAGCTTCTTCTGCTTCTCTCCCGTCGCCATGATGTCCTCCTCGTCCTTTCCAGTCAAGAACCTGAACTTGACGACCTTCTTTGAGAGAGGAAGCTTAAACTCAAAGATGTTCTGGCCGGGGGTTGCAGGCGAGATCTCGAGGCGCTTAAGCGGAAGTGTGGTCAGCTCAAACTTGTGGGGCGCCTTTGTGCCGCACTCTGGGCACTCGACCTCGGCATCATAATCAGCGCCGTAGCCCGTGATTCTGATGGCGACCATCAACGCGTTTCTGTCGCCGGTGAGAAGATCACGAGGATCGATGCTCTTGTCCATCAGGCACGATCTGATGAGCTCAGTGATGACTGTTCCCTTCTTAAGATATGCCTTGCTTGTCAGGATGTCTTCTTCACGGGCCGTCATTGCCCTGATGTCCACGGTCTCACGGCCGTACAACGACGAATCCACTGGATAAACTAGGCCGCTCGAGGGGAGGGGCATTGTCTCAACCGGGATATCAAGACCGAAGTCTGACTTCACCTTATCAAAGGACGACATCTGCTGAATTCTCGGGTCAGCACCCGGTACACCACCCTTAAAAATCTCATTCTTCTGTTCACGTGCGTCTGACATCTTAAACTCCTTAAATCAACATTTTATTATTGATGTGCGCTGCGTAAATAATAACGCATCACAAAACCAACATAATTTAAAACAGGTGATATTTACAACATGTCGTTAAACCACCCATTTGTAAGCGAAGGATACGCTCCCGCGTATCAAGTCTCAGCAGTTCCATTTCTAACATCTTCTGCCTTACAGGTGGGAGAGACAAAAGAAATAAGGCTGCAATATGCATCGAAATTTGTCACAGTGAAAAATACAGGCGCATCAGGAACAAAGATTGCGATCTCGTTCACACAAAATGGCTTGAAACCGCAAAACTCAAATTTCTTCGACGTCGTCTCTGGTGATACACCATTCACAATGGACGTACGAACGACAAGCTTGTTTTTATCAGCCAGCGTCGGTACACCAACATTTTCGCTCCTGGCTGGTCTCACTGCGATCCACGAGATGCACTTTACGAAAATAACGGGATCTAACGGTTATCCCGGCGTGGGTTGATTCAGCCCTTCTTTGTCGTCATGTAGCCGTGCACCTGCTGAATGTTTTCGTGTGCGACAGATATGTGGTCCTGCACCCAACCAGGAAGCTGGTCGTTAGGCTGCAACAGCGCACGTAACTCCTCTGCCATCTCACAGATTGAGGTGAGCTTTCCCATCGCCATTCCGCCCTCTGAATCATGCGGATCTTCTCCGTGTAAGAACCTTGTGGGGTCGGCGTCTCCTATTCCCATGGAGGCGTACTCTTCCTTGATGATTCTCTTCAACATCCCTGCAGTCAACTTCATAGTGTCCCCTTTTGTCTAAATAGGCAAGTGAAAAATTATATTTGGCATACCGAATATTTGAGAAACCTTTGCGGCTCGGGCGGCTTCCGCCTGAGAAATGCCATTCTTTGAATCCGCACGAATGCTGAAACGATTCAGTCTTTTATTGAAGTCAGTCCACCAAAACCTCGGTTCTTTCCCAGTCTCGATATGCTTCCATCCGGCAGCCATATATCCTGCCCCTGCTCCGACTCTCATGTCGACATACGTCATCAAAACGCTTGAGCCTGATTCTCGGGCGTATTGTTTTGCTGCAGATGATAGCTTACCCAGCCATCCCCTGACATTACAACCTAATTTTGCGCAACACCTACCGAGCTCAAGCCCACCGTCATATTTTCTATGAAACGGTCTCCTGATTGAGATGGCAGCTAACAATTCTCTCGTCTCAGGTTCAAACAGTCCCAAGTAACGCAGCCCCACGACATGACCTTCCAGGTGGTTCGAATCAAAAAAAACCCTTGCAGCTGCGGGAGATACATCACCTAATACGAGACTTCGCGCGTTATACGACCTGTCGCAACCCATTAACCTGTGCTTGATCATGCTCTTGATCACGTCTTTCTTGTCGCGCCACTCGTCTTCATAGATCGAAAAGAGGTTCACACCCACTTCACGACAAGCCAACAGCTTCTTATAGTGGTAGAGTGGGTCCTGTTTGCACTCAGATGAATGCCAATAAAGACCGTTGTACTCTACAGCTAAATTTTTAGAAGGGACCCAGACATCGATCTCTTTAGGCGGAATCACATCTCGCGCTGCCAGGCGTACATCATGCCCAAGTGCCTTGATAAACTCATAGATCTCTAATTGCCCCGTGGATTCCTTGGGGTGGCACTTGAAGCACACAGGAGATTCCTCGAGCATGGCAAGGCTTTTGGACTGCTCAGACCCACAAGCATTACACTGGAATAGCATCCTGTCTATTCGGCGACGCCTGTAGCACTCTGGATCTGACACTAGCGTGAACTTGCCTGCCTCTCGAACACGATCCAAAAGCTCGGTGACTGACAAGCGTTTTCCGGCCTCTCTCTTCCTGTATGACTGGGACACTTTTTTCGCAGCGCGTGCCACTGAAGTGTGTGTGTCCTTTGTTAAACCTGAGTTCCAAGGAGCGGTCTCTCCTGCCAAGAACTTCGCTTTTTTCGTAAGAGAAGATTTTTTCGATGCCGTCTCCGCCTTCTCTACATCCATGCGCCAATCGACAATCCTGCCCGACGAATAACCCTCTGCCAAAGTCGTCGATATCTTATCGGAGATATCCTTAATCTTGGCAGAGCTGCCCTTGTCTAGGCCCTTATTCCACACAGAATATTTTCCAGCCTTGAACCCCTCCTTTCTTTTTTCGGCCATGGACTGCCGACGCTCTGGATCAGAGTAGGCTGAATACACTCTCGCGTTGTGCCCTCGCACGTACCTTGAGGTAAATCCGTTTTTCCACCCAGACCAAGCGAGGAGAGACGTGCACTGCTCGTCGCAGGCACACTTTGGATGTATTCCTGCATGAAACGTCTCCAAGTACAACGAAAAATGATCGCTGATATCATGGACGTCTTTCAGGTGTCCCACAAAACGCTTCTCTTGGGCAAAGTGTGCGTCGCAGCGCGGGCACTTGATCTTCTCATAGGTCATGTACGAATTGTATCACAATACAAGAAGTTGTTTATTCCAGCAAGAGCCGTCATCGCACAAAAGAAAACCCCACAAGTTTCCGAGTGGGGTTTGTATAAGTCCTAAAGCGAGAAATTTTCAGAACTGCAGGACGCAGTTGTCGAAGCGGAGTGTGAGAGAGATCTCAAGGGGACCGCCGTCCTCGTATGTGACTTCACCGAAGTTGACCTCAGTCGGAAAAGCTCCCTTGATATCCCAGAGTTCGATCACTGTGCCGATAGGGTCGAGCAACTTCAGCTGAATGTCTCTCTTGTAAAAGTCAGCGTAGCCTGAACGACCTGAGACCGACTCATAGCATGTACGAACCCACTCCATGCACTGCTGAGCGCCCGAGGGTGCGATCGGATCGTGCAGCGTGACAGCGATGGTGCCAAACGTGGTCTTGCCCGCGACGTAACGACGCGAGTTGATGAATGGAATTTCCTGCTCTTCAGTGCTTACCGTAGGGCGCGAGGCCGTCTTACAGATATAGGCGTCAATACCCTCGATCATGAGAACCCATCGGTTCTTGCGCTTGGGCTCAAACTTCGTCGGTAACATCGATGATACGTCAAGTGTCTCTGCGGCCATGTGTGAATCTCCTGTCTTTATTAATTATAGATGTTTTTTGTTGTTGCTTCGATATAACCAAAATTCGATATCGACTCAAAAATTATTTTTGTCAGCCTGTAAAAACAGCGACTTTAATGAGGGTTTTTTGTCTGCGCCGAGTGCGGTCGGTTTTTGTGCAGGCTTCCACGCCGAAGACATGTTGTGGTCTGCGTCGTAATAGCTGGCGCCGCCGAGGGGATAATCTTCGTAGCTGTCGTCGTACTCGTCTTCGCAACCGCAGTCTCCATCGCCTGAAGCATCAAGCTCGACGTCAATTTGGCCCAACATCGCAGAACCAGGAGCAACATCGATGGGGACAGACCGAGAGGGCACATGAGGGACATCACGGATCACCCTTGACATCTCTTCAGAAATTATCTTTTTTAGTTGGTTTACCGTAATTCTCATGTGCTTCTCAGTGTGTTCTGGTGTCTCTTATCACTCTGCCTGGAGACCGTTGGCGACGACGAAGTCGAGTGAAACAAACTCGACGGACTTGGTGGGCTGGACAAAGATCTTACCGCGGACCGTGTTGTTCTCGATGTCCTGCTGCGTTGTCGTCGAAGAATCCACGAT